CGATGGTATTCTGCAAAAGCTCAAATAGGTAGTGATCAAATGAATCCAATACATATGATTCAAGAATTAATAACAGATACTGTATTTGGTTTATCTGAACCTATTGAAAAAATAGGTGATAGCTTTACTACAATGGCAGATATACTTTATGATGAGGGTTTTGGATTATCATATATTTTTGATAGTGGTGGTGATAGATTATCGGATGTTGCAGGTGATATATTATTAACTATTGATGGATCATTATATGTTGATCCTACAACAGGCAAATTTGAGATGAATTTAGCCAGGGATAATTTTGATCCAGAGACTATCCCAACTGTCTACACTGAAGATATAATATCGTTCTCTGATTTTAAAAGACCATCACCTAGTACTTCAGCCAATAAAATAACATTAACTTATACTGATCATCAAACAGGAAAACCAAAAACTGTATCTGTTGCGGATACAGCTAGTTATTTTGCAAGTAACTCTGTAGTTACAAATAATGTTGAATATGCCTCAATCCCAACACAAGATCTAGCTTTAAAGATAGCAACTAGAGAGTCTAAGAAGCAAGGTGCAAGACCTTTTACTGTTACTCTAACAGGTAACTCAACTTTAGAACAATTCAGACCTCTTGATGTCTTTAAATTGAATTATGCAGATCTTGGTATAAACGATAAGGTAGTTCGGGTACTAGAAGTAAAAATTGGTGGAATTAAGAACCAAAAAATAACTCTAAAAGTCATTGAAGATATCTATGCTCTAGGATTTGGATCCATTACAGGGGCAACAGATGATAAAGCTACCCCTGCTGCGAATGAACCAGAAGATGTAACACAATTCTTTGTACAAGAATTACCTTACTTTATTCTTGCTAAAGATATATATGATGAAGGAACAATGGAAGTTTCAACAGATCTAGATTCAGGTTTAATGATCTCTGCTGTAGAGCCTACTTCTGATTCAAATAGTTTCTTAATTGCTGAATCGTTTACAACTGGTAATGAAGCTGTTTCAAGATTTGAATTTCATTTATTTAGTAGTACTGCTGAATTGAATGAAATTATACCTAACACTATTGTCGATGTCACAACTACAATCATTAATCCTAATGATATTGATGATTCTCAAATCCCTGGGTTAGCTTTCATAGAAAATGAAATTATATGGGTTACTTCATATAATCCTATTACAAATGAAATGATTTTCGAGAGAGCTGTATTAGATTCTGTTACTGCTGAACATGCTGCGTCGACTCCTATATATCTAGCTGGTAATAGACATTATGGGTATACTTATGAAAAGTATCCTGAATCAACCACAGCATACTTTAAAATGCTCACAGATACAGCCATAGGTACACTTGATATAGGCGATGCAACAGAACAATCATTAAGTGTAGACACTCGTTACCTTAAACCATATCGCCCTAGAGGTTATGTATCCTCATTTGTTGCAGCTGATCCAGTAAATGGAAATCTTAGACTTGATTGGATCCATACCAACCGCATAACTGATGTTTCTGATATTCCGTTATTCAATGATGATTCAACAATAACACCTGAAGTAGGTAATACTTATAATTTGTCGATATTAAAACAGTACGATGATGCTACACCTGATGATTTAGTCCTTGTAACAGGGATTACAGCTGAATTCTATGAACTAACTGAAGTCGGACCTAAGGCCGATCATTACGATATTGAATTAGAAGCTGAAAGAGATGCAATAATATCATATGCAAAATGGGAAGAAACTAAATCGAGGGCTTAACTATGGGTAAAAATAAAACGCAGCTTGTCACGGATCTTCGTTATATTGCTACAGCTCCATATTACGAGAGGGGTAGAAAGTGGAATGGTGAAGATGTTATATTCCTTAATAAAATATTATATTACATTAGTGGAGTTGGGTTTGTTGAGATACCTAAAGGTTTTGTTTCAGATCAAGGTTCCATCCCACCATGGCTCAGATCCATTGTAGATGATGATGATGAATCTCTTGCAGGTTTCTTTATCCATGACTTCCTATCTCATCGAGATTGCCCTATCCAAATTATAAGAGAAAAAACTGATCAAGTTCTCCTTGATGTAATTAAAGGACAAGGCCAGAATAAATTTATTTCGTGGTTAACTTATAGAAGTGTGAGACTTGGTAGAATCAGTATACCTTACCATTATAAAGATATGATAATTGATGTAGAATATGCAGATGATGTTTTGAGTTTGTATTAGAAAATGGTCAGTGTGGCAGGATTCGAACCTGCGACTTCTCGCGTCCAAGGCGAGATCTCTAGCCAAACTGAGTTACACACTGATAAAAAATGGGCCCCCGTTGCTCTCTACGGGGGAAAGTCATACCACTTCCTTTCTTACATCGTCATGCAAGAGTATTGCAGGTATCGCAATGTTGAGTTGAAAAGAGATTAAAGCGCTACTTACGATTTAATCGAGTAGTTCGCAGTTCGTCCTTCAACATTTCTATCTTACATTGAATCTATTTCTTTGTCAATAGATTATTATTTATTATTATGGAATATAACTTGAAGGACATATATCAGGTGGAACCCTCCAGCCATTAACAGCTAATCTATTCATAATTTGTTTAGCCTGGTCCCCTGTCCAATTCTCTGAATTCTTAAATCCTTTCTGCTTTAATTGCTTAATCTGTCTTAGTGTAGACATCTTTGACTTCCTGCGATTCATCAACACTTCAATTTGATTAGAAGCATGTGCAGCGTTCTTTGTAAAGGCCGGGTTAACACCAAGATCAACTAATGTATCTTTCTGTTTGTCTGATACTGACAATGATCTACTAGCGGTATCAGCTACAGCATCATTATATTTAAGTCCATTAATTTCAATACCAAGTTTAACCGGATCAACTAATTTCATTCCTTTATAAGCTGAAGCGTTTATCTTTTCAGCAACAGAATCTTCTCTCTGTTTTATAATCTCAAGAGCTTTAATCTCATCTTTATTAACTTCATCATCGAGCCCTGATAAATTTATAACTCTTGGTTTATCTTCCTTATCTGTCTGTTCATCCTGTATTTTAGCTATCTCATTTGCTAAACTTCTATTTTTCTGTACAAGGTGAATAGATTTACATAAGTCATGTTTCTCTGTATCAAAAAGAAAGTCAAGTATTTTTAACGTTTTAGGTAATTGACGGCCTAAAGCATCAAATAGCAACCTCGTACCCCTGCCTACCATCTGAACGAACAGAGAGCGTACTTTTGTGGCTCTTAGATTGATTACACAAGTTATGCTAGGTTCATCATAACCTTCTGTTAACAACATTGAGTTCAGAAGTACATTGTATTCACCTGAAGAAAACTTTGCTAATACCTCGGCTCTATTTTCAGTTTTAGCATTAATCTCACCAGCTCTAAAACCATGAGAAATTAATATTTGTTGCATCTTTTGAGCAGTAGCTACCAATGGACAGAAAATGATTGTCTTTTCGTTTACACAATGAATCTTCATTTGTTCCGCAATAGCATCTAAATAAGGCATTAACCTAGATCCTACTTCCGCTACTGATAAATCACCACAAGTTGTCTTAATACCTTTCATATCGATCTTAAGAGGTATCTGAATAGCTTCAATAGGACAAAGGAAGCCTTCTCTGATAGCTTGGAATAATGTATATTCATAAGCTAATGTTTGATAATAGTCACCTAGATTAACTCTATCACCTCTATCAGCAGTGGCGGTAACACCAAGTATTTTAGCATTAGTAAAGTAAGCTAATATCTTTTGATAAGATTTAGAAACACTATGATGTGATTCATCAATTATTATGTGTGTAAAGTGACGAGGACTAAATTTTAAAAGTCTTTTTTCAGATTGCATTGTTTGAACAGATCCACACACTACCCTCCAAGGCTTACCTATACAAGTTTGTTCAGCTTTCTCTATAGAGCTTTTTATTCCAGTTGCTACATAAAGCTTATCCTGAGCCTGTTTTATTAACTCTTCTCGATGAGCTAAGATTAAGACTCTACCTCCAGATCTTACAGCTAATTGTGCGATCTTTGAGAAAACGAAGGTTTTTCCAGTACCTGTAGGAAGTATTAAAAGAGTCTTATCTATCCCTGAATTCCATTCATTAACAATAGCATTAATGGCTTCTGTTTGATAATATCTAGCTTTCATTTTCACCTCTATTAAAAAAAAGAGGCGTAGTGTTTTCTACGCCTCATATTTATATTTGTACTTTAATAGCCTTTAAAGTACTTATCCTTGAAATGCTGGTGGAGCTGTAGGTGCTGGTGGTACTTGTTGAGTTACTACATTTTGCTGATAGTTAGCTTGTTGGTGTGCTACTGCATTTACTTGTTGAACTGGAGCCTGTTGTACCGTTGGTGCTGGTGCAGGTTGCATAGGTGCTTGTTGTAGTGCTGGTGGTGCAACAGGTGCTGTATTTTGTGTAGACACAGCATTAATAGGACCTGTAGGCCGTTGAAGATTTTCAGGAGAGCAATCCAATACTGATAATTTTGTATCAGGTGCCTTAAAGAAAGCTATCTCGTTTATATAACCTATACCTCCATTATCCTTTTTTTGATATGTCTTACGTTTAATAAAAACTCTTCCTTCACGTCCTGATGTAGTATTCCAATCTGGAGTAAATTGTGCACCTGGTGTATTTTCAACCATTGATAAAGAAACAAAGAAATCAACCATAGCCCTTTTTGTTGTTTCATGTCCATAAAGCGTTTTATCAAAAGTACCCTTAAGTTGAGGGTACTCAGGATGAAATACATTAAGCACAACTAATCTTGTTTGTGCTCCTGCTGGTATTTTGCCAGGTTTTTTTGGTTGATGAAATCCAGCTTTTGGAACTCCCTCAACAGTAAAAGCATAAACCCCTTCAGGTAAATATACTGAACCTACGCTTGATGATGTTTCTTCATCTACTACCATTGTTACATTCATGTCAAAATTACTCATAATTTTTATCCTTTTAAGTGTTATTTATTTGTTTCTCTGAATTTAATAATTGCTGCTTCTACTGCATTTATATTTTCTACACAACCTCTACAAGTTTCATCAGGAACATTATCAATTTTTCCAAATGAACCATATCCTTGCATACTAAGAGCAGTTATAAACTCATCTTCAGTAATAGAACGATCAGTTAGAGCTTGTCTGATATTTACTTTATCAACTGAAACGGCAGTATTACTAACAACTGGTGGTATCTCATTTAGTCCTTCAGCAGCTGGATTAAATGCAGGTGTTACTTGTGGAGCTGGTGGGACTGGTGGGACTTGAACAGGTGGTGTTACTTGTTGTACAGGAGCTGGCTGAAGTACATGAGTTTGTTGTATCTTCTGTACTGGTGGATTAGCTTCTGTAAATACTGGTGTTTGGATTATATTTACAATCTCCTGTACTTGTTGTGTGGTTGGTGGTGTTAATACAGGGTCCAGTACATTTACAATTTTCTGCACCGGAGGCGTATTGGGCTGCGGAGCGTTTGTTGGAACCTCTGTTTGCTGAGGAACGGTCGATCCCTCCGATGTAGGAACAAGTTTTGAAGAGGGAATAATAACAACTTCTTCTTCACCTACTTTATCTTCAACAACAGTCAATTTCAATTGATTAGATTTAGCAAATTGCCATACAGGACAATTAATAATTAATTCTCCTTTTCCTTCATTAAAAGTACCTACTTGAAATGAATCCGTCTTAGTTCTGTTAAACATTACTTTCATCTTACTTTCTCCTATTGTTGGCTAAATGCCATTGGTTGGGTTTGTACAGGTTGTTCCTGTATATTAAAAATTGTCTTAATCATTTGATCTACAGCAGCATCATCTTCAAGCATAATCTCAGATGTAAGTTTGTATCTGTTTTTTGCATCATGAGATGGAGTATGTGAAGTGTAGATTGTTCTTGCTCCACCAGCTCCTTTAGCTTTCTTTTCTCCTTCCATTTTTGTTGCGGTTGCTTTAAAATTACAAAATAGCATGACATCAGCCCATTTCTTAAGCATATTTGGCGTTGATGTTTTACCAGCTTCTATCATATCAAGCTGATAGCGATCATAAGACTCTGTATCAGGTGATTCGAACTTTTTAACGGTACTGTGACCAATTAATATAACATTAATATTAAAACTTCGTTTAATGGCATCTAACCAGTCGATAAATTTACAAAATTCTGAAAATACTTTTTCATAGCCTTTACCATATCCGAATTCTGTAATATCTCCAACATCTCCATTAGCACAAACAAAATTAACACATAACTCTTCAACTTTACTTATTCCATCAATAACTAAAGTCTGCATCATTTGTCCATTTGCTAATTGAAGTTGTCCATTAACAGCATATAAATCAGCCAAAAAAGCTAATGAATCATTCCACGTTGTAGGTGTAGGATAACGATTAACATGCTCCATTGTGGCAGTACCATCATCAAAATCCAAGAATATCGGATTAGGAAACTTTGATGATAGTGTAGACTTCCCTGAAGATTCAGGGCCATAAATGATTCCTTTTACACCGCGGTCAACGATGCCTGAACTAACTTGAAGTAATGGCATTTTTATTTCTCCTTTATTTTAGATACTTTGACTATTAGAGATAAACTTGTAGCATCATTCATATAATCTACGTCTTTAAGATTATCAAGTTCTAACTCCTCAATTTGTTCTATTGTGGCAAAGTCTGGATAAGCTTCTATAGGTACTTCAATTTCAAGCCTTTTTGTTTCTACGATAATTAATTTAATTTTCATTGTGTAGACTCCTTTTGTTTAAAAATTTAAATACTTTACTACTTTTTTCTGGTTATTTCTTGCAAATTCTTCAGCTTTCTTAAGTGTTGAATGTGTATTACTTCCAGTTAACTCCCACCAAATAAACGGTAATAGTATAAAACCTTCTTGAACTTCAAAACCATTATAATTATCGGTTACTATTCTATATTTTTTTAGTTTCATCTCATTGTCCTTTTGTTTAAAAGCCTAAACCACCGATAACTTTGGATACTGTATCCTTAATTACCCGTCCAGCTTTAATAATTATATTACATTCATTACCTTCAGATACTCGAGTTGCAATTACTTGTAAGTCTACACTATTTGCCCATCCAAGAAATTCTTTCATAGATTCTATATCAAGAGTCTCTAACTGATCAAGAAGGATAAACTTATGATTTGGTTTAATCCGGCTAACTATTGAAGCTGATGCAATAAATTGTTCTGCTGTTGACATACAATCCCATTTCTGACCATTGAGTATCAACTCACCACTTTCAACGCTCATCCCAGGGAGAGGCATATTAACGGACTCTAACAAAGCAATCTTATCAGCTCTTGCTTTCTCAATCAACTCAGAATATTCAGTTGACTTAAGATGATAATCACCCCGTTCCATTTCAACTTTTTCTCTGTTTTGATTAGCCCGGATCCGGTCATTGATGATTTCGTAGTCTTCAATTTGTTTATTGATTTCTACTGAGTCAATAGGCTTGGTATCTGTAATTTCTTTATTTAAATCAATACAAAATTGACATTTTTCTTGATATTCTTTTTGTAGTTTTTTGATTTCT